AGCCGCTTACCATACTCCTGGTGAGCCAATTCTAGGATCAGGCGATCCACCAGTAGCAGAGAAGACCATCGTTTGTGATGATCTCCTCATCTCTAGTGCTTTCGTATATGATTTAGATGAGACACTTGCACATTACTCTCTAAGATCAGAGATATCTGCTAAGATCGGCCACGCTCTTGCAGAAGCTTATGATAAGAAGGTCTTCAGATCTATTGCCTTAGCAGCTCGTGCTTCGCATCCTATTACAGCTTCACCTGGACCTGAGCCCGGTGGTTCAACCATCAAGCTAGGTACTGGTAAAGAGTATGATGCTCAAGCATTAGTCGATGGCTTCTTCGAAGCAGCTTCAATCTTAGATGAAAAGAATGTACCTAAGACAGGTAGAACAGCTGTACTATCTCCAAGACAGTACTATGCTCTTGTATCTCAGGTATCTACAAACATTCTAAACCGTGATTATGGTAACTCACAAGGTAACCTAAACTCTGGTGAAGGTCTATATGAGATTGCTGGTATTCAAATCAGACGCTCTAATAACCTACCATTCTTAGCTGGTACTGTTAATCAAGTATCTGGTGAGAACAATGATTACTCTGGTGACTTCCAATATCACTGTGGTTTGATTTATCAAAAAGACGCTGCAGGTGTTGTTGAAGCCGTTGGACCACAGGTTCAAGTAACAGGTGGAGATGTCTCAGTTCTTTACCAAGGTGATGTAATGGTCGGACGTTTAGCAATGGGTGTAGGAACACTTAACCCAGCCGCTGCGATTGAGTTCTCTAACGAATAGGATATATTATGTCTACTATTCCCGGTGAAAATAGAAAACGTACTATCACTGTTGGAATTGGCGGTCTTGATACAATTACCGAGAACCCGCCTTCTCCAGTAGAATATGGTAGAACTCTTCTAGGAACATCTTCTTTCGGCATTGCTGCTAGTTCAGCAACTGCGAAAAACTCATGCAGTGTATCCGGAACTCCTGGATGCTAATTAACAATACGAGGTAAAAACCAATGGCAACAGCCGTCGCCGCAGGTAACGCTGGTATTTGCTCTAGTGCAGATGCTACTCGTGAAAGCGTATCTCGTACAGATGGAGGTGGAACTGATATTCGTAGCTCAAATGCTATAGTATCAGTCACTAAAAATCTACGAGTACCTTACGCTACACAAGAATGTAACGTTACTTAAACTTATATCTAGGAGGGTTAACCGCCCTCCTTTTTTTTATTCATAAATATTTATACCTATGACTTCTACTCCCACAACAGTTGATCTCGATACAGAACTATCCGCAGTTAATACCATATTGGGTAGTATTGGTCAGTCTCCAATTTCAACATTAGATTATGATAATCCTGAAGTTGCATTTGTCTACAATCTTTTAAAGGAAAGCAATCAAGACGTGCAAAATGAAGGATGGATATTCAATAGAGAAAACCATATAAAATATACCACTGATTCTGATGACAAAATTATAATTGATTCTGACGTTATCCGTATGGATATGGCAGATGGATGGGATCGTACACGTGATTTTGTTAGACGTAAAGATACTACAGATAATAAATGGAAAGTATATGATAAAGTAAATCATACATTTGAATTTCCAAATGATGATTATTTTCATTTCAATGTAGTAAGACTATTAAAATTTGAAGATATACCTACGGTATTCCAACGGTATATTATCTATAAAGCAGCTGGAAGAGCTGCAGTACAATTAGTAGCTAATCCACAACTACAAGAAATGTTATCTACATTTGAAATGCAAGCACGAGCATCTTGTGTAGAATATGAATGCAATCAAGGTGATCATTCATTCTTCGGATGGCCAGATGATTCAGCATATCAATCTTACAAACCTTATAGAGCATTAAGACGCTAATGGCTAGTATTACCCAACAAGTCCCAAATTATAAATCAGGTATATCAGAACTACCAGACGAATTAAAATTTCCCGGTCAGGTAGTTGATTTAAATAACGGTATACCTGATATTACTAGAGGATTAATGAAGAGACCCGGTACAGATTTAGTAAAAGTTATAACACCTGCAGCAACTGGTAAATGGTTTCCTATTTATAGAGATAATGGTGAACAATATATAGGTCAAGTTGCTACTACAGGTGCTGTTAAAGTATGGAGATGTAGTGATGGTGTAGAGATACCTATTGACTATGCAGATGTTCCAGGTACAAATTTAGCAGAATATTTAATTCATACAAACTCTGACGAGATACAACCGTTCACTGTAAACGAAACAACTTTCTTTACTAATAGAAAGAAAACAGTAGGAATGAAAACAGCTTCAGCTGATAAAACAAAAGTTTCTACAAATGAAGCTTATATATCCTTACAAACTATTGCATATGGAAGACAGTATGCTTTAGATATATTCGACCCAACTAATCATAGTACTATTACATATAATAGAGCCACATCTATTGAAGCAGATGAAGATGTAGATACATCTGGTATAGCTGGTTATAGTAATGATGGTAAATGTGAAGGTATGGCTAAGTATAATGTAACTCCAACTAGTACTGATAAAGGAGTTTCCTATATGCTTGGTGGTACAGGTAAGTCTAATTTGAGATATGAGATGGATGCACGTTGTGTACCAGTACCCCAACCGGGTAGTGTATCTAGTGCATATGATGATTCATATCAACCACAAGCTCTTTTATCCTTTGGTGGAGAAGGCTGGAAAACTAATGATACACATACATATACATCAGTTAAAGGTTTAGAAACCCAAATAAAAGTAACTAATCATATAGCTATTACAGCTAGAGCAAATGTAGGCTTAATAAGACCTGAATCAACTTCTGCTAATGCAGCTGAAACTGTAACATCAGAAGGGATTCTTTCAGGTATGAAAAATGCTATTGATAGTATACCTGACACTGGACTGACTGCTACAATTGTTGGTAATGGTATACATTTATACCGTGCTACAGCTTTCAATGTCACTACTCCAGAAGAACAATTACTAGATATCATTACTAATGATGCTAACTCACCTGATGATTTACCAAGAATATGTAGACATGGATATGTAACTAAAGTTGTTAATAGCGGTGAAGATCAAGATGATTATTACCTTAAGTTTAAAGTAACTAATGTAGATGAAGATAATTCAATAACAGGTGTCTATACTAGAACTGCAAGTAGTGCTCAAAGTGCTAACTATACAAGAGGTAGTTCAAATACTATAGCAACTAGTGCAGTTAATACAACTAACGATACTATTACTATTACAGCTCATGGGTTTACTACAGGAACTAGTTTACTTTATGACGATGCTAGTGGTACAGTTTTAGCAGGTTTAACTGATAATACAACATATTATGCTATTATTGTAGATGAAGATACTATAAAATTAGCCACATCAACTGGTAATGCTACAGCTGGTACAGCTATAGATTTAACAGGTACAGGTAATAATTCTCAAACTTTAGCAACTGCTTTAAATACTGTAACTATAACTGATACAGCTCATGGTTTAGTAACTGGAGATCAGATTGTTGCTACATTTAGTGGAGCTGCTACTGATGGTACATATACTATATCTAATGTAAAAGAAGATACATTTGATGTTACTGATGCTGCAGCTGGTATTATTGCTTCTACATCTTTAACTTATACCCATGGTTTAGTAACCTTTACTAAAACCGCACATGGTTTAGCTACGACTGATAGTGTTATCGTTGATTTTAAAAGTGGTAATGCAACAGATGGTTGGTATGAAATAGGTACAGTTCCTTCAGCTGATACTTTAACTTTAAGACAAGATGTACCTACAAATATAGGTGGTACTGTTGCTACTAGTGCTGTTAATACAAGTACTGAAACTATTACTTTAACTGCTCATAACTTCTCAACTGGAGAAGAAGTGCATTATAGTAATGGAGGTGGTACAACACTTGCAGGTTTAACAGATGATACAATATACTACTGTATTAAAACTGATGCAAATAACTTCAAACTAGCTACTACTAAAGCTAATGCTGATGCTAGTACTGCTATTGACTTAACAGGTACAGGTAATAATAGTCAAGTATTCTCAGCTACTGCTAATTTAACTCCAAATCGTTTTGGTACAGGTGTATGGGAAGAGTGTGCAGCTCCAGATTTAGAGATTGCATTTGATCCTGATACTATGCCTTTAAAGCTTACTAGAGTTTTACCTAGTACACAACATACAATTGCTACATCTGCAGTTAATACTAGTAATGAACAAATCACTATTACTAGTCATGGTTTATCTACAGGTGATACTCTTTTATATGATAATGGTGGAGGTACGACTTTAGCAGGTCTAACAGATGATACTATTTATTATGCAATTAATGCTGGGGTTAATACTATAGCTTTAGCTTCTAGTCTTAGTAATGCTAATGCTGGAGTTGCTGTCAACCTTACAGGTACTGGTAATAATGCACAGACTTTAACCAATGGTTATTTCAGTATTAATGGTGGGTCTAATGCTGCTTATACAAATGGTGCCTTTAGATTCGATTACCCTGCATGGGATGAAAGAGGTGTAGGTGATGATGTTACTAACCCTCAACCATCTTTTGTTGGTAGTACAATTAATAAAATATTCTTCTTTAGAAATAGAATTGGACTATTAAGTGAAGAAAATGTTATATTATCTAGAACTAATGACTTCTATAATTTCTGGGCTAAGACTGCATTCACTATATCTAATGCTGATCCAATTGATTTACAATCTAGTTCTACCTACCCAACAGAATTATTTGATGCTATAGAAGTTAATGCAGGTTTATTGGTATTTAGTGCTTCACAACAGTTCTTATTGAAAACAGATGAAGCTCAATTAACACCTGAAACTGCTATCATTGCTTACCTTGCATCATACGCATACAATGAAAAAACACATCCATTCTCATTAGGTACTACAAGTGGATGGCTTAATAGTACTGCTAAACGTACTAGATTCCATGAAATGGCTGGTATACAA